AAAAAAACACCCCCACGTTAAACCTTTAATGTTTATGTTTCCTTATGTCTCATTTTGTTTTATTTATATTCGTTTTGACTGCTTTTGTTGCTTACTGTTCTTTTTTGATTCTAGAACTTTTAGCTTCTATACATCAAAATTACATCACAAAAAAAGGGGCCTACTCGGCCTCTTTCTTTTGTCGTTCTATGTCTTCTCTGATCAGATCTTTCAGGTATCTGTTGACGCTCTCTTTTGTGTCTAGGTATTCCAGAATGTCTGCGTCATGTTTTAGATGAAGTCTGAAGGTCTTGATCTTGTATGTCTTATCGCTCCATTTTTGGTTTGCTCTTTTTCTTGCCTCTGATACTGCCATCTTACTTCTCCTCCTTTATTTCATTGTCTAATCGCTCAGCTTCTATCACCAGGTCTTCTATGTGCGCCCAGTCTATGTCCTCTGGTGTACTTAGCGTCTTTATTATATCCAGAATTAATTTTGTTAGATTGCTTTCTTTTTCTTTGACTCTTTCTGATCTGTTGTCCTTTTCTGGCGCATAAAATATCCCGGTTTGCAGTGTCCTCACATCAACTTCCAAAGCTTCCGCTAATCTATCAAGAGTGCGCATTGTAGCGTTTCTCGGGTCTTCCCTCGTTAACGTGTAAATAGTATTTAATGGCACTCCGCTTTTTTCAGATAACTCGACAAGGTTGAGCCCTCTGTCTTTTGCTAGTGCTTTTACGTTCTTTCCGATTCCCATGTGTTCTATCTCCTATCTATATTATATATTTAGCATCTTGATCATTTCAACTTCTTCTTGAACTCCCTCAATATTTTCGAAGGCTCTTTGTGCTGTGTCTATGGCTTCTCGAACTGTGTCCCAGTCTTCTCCTTCCGGTTCGTTGTTTAGTATGTTTACCGCTTCCGCTATGGCTTCTTTGTAGGTGCTTTGCCACTGCCTGATTTCCTCTTTTCTTTGTGCCAATAAAGCTTTTGTAATATCATCCATGATTAGCCTCCTATTATTTCCATTAGTACGTCCATCGCGTCTTCGTCGCAATTGTGTTTGTATAGCCAGTTTGCTACTTCCTTTACTGTCATCATGTGTTCGTCGTTGTATAATTGGTCCATTATGTCTTCTCTTAGTCTCCATACTGCTTCTTCTCTAGTCATGTTATGCTTCCTCCTCTATTGCTTGAATCTGGCGTTGTGATTCTTGAATCAATGTTTCATAGACGTCCGCTTCGTAAGCTAGTTTTCTGATTTTTCCGAAGTCAATGTCTCTTTCTTCTCTTTCGATTGCATTTAGTTCGTATTGAATTTCCTTTGCGATTCTGTTTTGTTTTTCAATCCAGTTTTGAATTTGTGTTTCTAGTGCTTCAAGGTTTTCTGTGTTTGTCATGATGTTTCCTCCTTTTTATTCGTTTCCTAAATTCATGATTCCTTCTAGTTCATATTTATATGTATTGTAGATTGTTAGGTCTCTTTCAAGTTGTTCGATTCTAGCGCAAATTTGTTTTACATAGTTCGTGTTTCCTTTTTGTGCTTCCCGAACTAAGTCTTCTTTTTCTTGTTCTAGTGAGCGATTAATGCTTTCAATTTGCCATGTTGTTCTTCTTATTACTAATTCTAATGGTTTTTCGATATTTGTTTTCATTGTGTTCTATCTCTCTTTCTTTTTACACTCACATTGTAATGTATTACAGTACATAAAGCAAGCAAAAAAGCGAAAAATAAAGCAGAAAATAAAAAAGAAGGGAACGCTATTTTTCAAGCATTCCCTTGATCCGTTCCGATAGGTCTTTGACCTGTTCCTTTAGTGTAGCCACTTCTTTTTCCAGCTCGTTATGGCTTTCGATTTTTTTTGCTAGGCTGTCGACCTTTTTGTCCATCTGTTCTACCTTGTAATCCAGCAATGCTGAATGTTTGGAGTTGCTTGTCCAGGTTGCTAGGACTGAAGGTACTCCGACGCAAAGTCCGGATATGATCGCAACCAGAATTGTATCAGTCATTATTCGTCCTCGTTTACTTCTGGCAAACCTGCTAGGCTTGTTAGAATTGAGCATACGCCTGCCACGACCGTTGTGCTTGCTGCGTACATCCAGTTAATGTCCGGAACGGCTGCGCCTACGGTGATAGAGGCTAGCGCTGTTTGAGCCATTGTCTTGATTGCTCGAACTCCTGCTGCTTCCCACCATGCTTTGTTTGTAAGTCTACTCATCCCCTGTTACCTCCTATTAAAAAGGCACGCCATCTGGCATGCCTTCAATCACCTATACTATTCTAGAAACCGTTTCTGATGCGTTGATCAGAGTTCCGGCTGCTGATGTAACCCACGTTAGAGCGACCTTGTTTCCTGGTGCAGCTGGTGCTGCCTGAATGACAGCAGATACTGGAAGAGTGATCACGTTGTCTACTGCGGTTGTTGTTACTTGTGCTAGGGCTCCCGGGACTGCTGTCCCGTTGGCGTAAAGTTGCACTTGATTTGTTCCCGCTGCAGTTGCTGAAATCACGAAGTTTCCATCCACTTTATATGTTCCAGGTTTTACGATCTCCAGAGCGTTTCCGTTTAGATTGACTCTGTTGTTTGTCCGAACCTGAACGGTTCCAGGTGGGATCGTTGCGCCCGCTGCTAGTGTTGCGCTTGTCGTGTTGACGACTTGGATCATGTTTCTACCTCTAGGCTACTGTAGCGCCTGTAGGGTAGTAGGTTCCGTATTGTGGGTAGTAAGGCGGATTTGTGTAATATCGTCCTAATTGGCTCAAAATGTTTTGAGTTTGTACGCTGTTTGAAATTGCCTGCAGGCTTTGATCATATTGAGTTTTCAAGGCATCATATTTGTCTTGCATCATTTGAGTCTTTAAGTTGCAGCAGCATTGTTCCATCTGGTGAGATAGGTTGTTAATGCTTTCCTGTACTCCTCCAAAACCTTGGCATAAAGAACTGTTTACACCGTTGAAGCCATTCATCATGGCCATCTGTGTTTGGTTTGCGTTTTGCATCTGGTTCACATTCATCTGGTTGATTAGCTGCGCGTTTTCGTATGCGTTTGAGCAAATTCCGTTTGTGATTCCGTCTAGCTTACTAATAATAGCTTGTGTATCAAATCCGCGCTGAACCTCTGCTTGTGTGCCTTGCTGGTTGTTTCCCCAGGCTCCGCCGCCACCAAATCCAAAAATTAAAAAGAATAAAATTAGAATGATAATCCCGTTTCCTTCTAGAAAGCCATCTTTGTTTCCAGTTACAGAAGCGATATCAGATAATGATAAGTTGTCCATGTGTGTTCTCCTTTCTTATCTATCTTGATTTTGCAAAATCCTATTTTAGAAAGCCCTTGAACTGTTCCGCCATTTGTTTGGCTTGATCCAGTTGAGCCTGTGTAAATTTTCCGGAGGCCATCAGCTCGTTTAGAAGTTGCTGTGGATCCTGTGTCCCTAGCATCTTTTTAAATTGCTGAAATTGTTGCAGCATGTTTCCGTTTCCTCCTGGTCTATTTTGAAGTAGTGGATTCATGACAGTTGCCTCCTCTCGCATTCTGTTCTACCTTTGAAAGCCATTCCTTGAATTCTGCCTTCGTTAGGTACTTGTCTTCCGGTTGATCTTCTTTCACTTCCTGGAAGCTATAGGCCTTGATCGTACAGAAGCCGCTTGCGTCTGCTTGTTTCTGATAAAAGATAGGCTTGTTACTATCCATTAAAATCACGGACTGGTTTGGTCCTAGAGTGAAAGCTTTAGCACTTTCGATTCCGTTTACAAATTGAATCTGGTTCATTTGTTGCGGTGCCTGCATCTGCGGCATCCCGAACTGCCCAGGCTGCGGCATGAAATTATTGAAATATGGTGTGTTCATTGTGTTCTACCTCTTTTCACCTATATTCTCTTATATTTTCATGTCTGGAACCATCCCTCTTTTGTCCTTCTTTAGCTTGTAAAATCCGAAGGCCATATCTACCAAAAGGGCCCAGTAGTAGTCATTTAAATCTTTGACGGTTTCTTCGAATTCGTCTTTTGACATGCCTGCGTCCTGGTAGTGCCATTGCGAGTCTTGCGTTTTGCTTCTTAGCTGGTATACAACTTTTTTCTGTCTATCGCTCAGTCCTTGTTCCTCAATTAGAAAATGAGCAAAGTCTGGGCGTAGAGGTGTCTGGTATCTTCTATTTATCCTTCTATTCATTGTGTTCTATTGCTGATCCTTTCTATTTAAATGTTCCGTATGGCTTTACATTTACTCCTGCCGAATTTAGTTCTCCAGCGGCCATCCAGCATCGTGTTCCGTTGCCACCAATCCAGCTGATCCATACATATCCTTCTCTACGAACATACCCGTCGTAATTTACATGCATTCCGTTAGTATAGGTTAGTCCTGTATCTTGTCCTTTTAGGCTTGGTGCTCGTCTGATTTTGATTGTGCAAGCAGGATAGAATGTTGCTTTCTCATATTTAAAGTCTGAAGGAATGCCATTTAGTACTGCTGCTGATCCAGTAGCGCTTCCCCCTCCTTGATTGAATGGTACGTGGCTAGCATCTGTCCAGTTTGCGAATGTTCCTTTATTTAAAATCACAGTTCCATCTGTTACAAATGCTAAATCCGCGGACACGTTGTTTGGAAGGTGCCAAGTGCCTTGTGCGTTTCTATCGTACATATGTGTGTATTTGCCTTTTGCGACTTCCATGTGGCTGTGATTTCCTGTAGCGTATCCAGTTGTCCCTTCATCTCCGAACGTGTCGCCTTGCTTGAAATACTTCACTCTTTTAATGTCTTCGATATAGTTATCGTGAATAAACATAAATGTAGCAAAATCAATCGTTCCGTCTCTGAATAGCACTTTCTTGTCTGATTCTAAGAAAACGGCGTTTCCGTTTCGTGCTGAATCATAGGCTACTAGATGACAGTCGCATGGTGCGATTGTTTCATCGATTCCAGTATCCTTTCCCGCGTTGTCTAATGCGTTAGTGCCCAGGTGTGTTCCTACGTTGTTTCCTTGGGTTACATTCATGTACTCCATTGGAAAACCTAAAAGCTGATATCCGCCTTTTGTTAGTTTTTGTCCTTTTCTCATATTTTGGACCTCCTTCTATTTATGAAAAAGAAGAAGCTTTTTAGCTCCTCCTTGTTTCCAGTGTTAGTATGTTTCTCCGGTAATTTCTTTATACTGATCAGCTGTGATGAATCCTTTTTCACAGAACTTTCTTACCTGCTTATCTGTATATAATTTTAGATCATAAAATCTTTTAACTTTTTCAAACATAGATTAAGCCTCGCTTTCTTCTAGAAGTGTGTCTGTCATTAGCGCTGTATACATCACCTGCGCTTCAATCTTATCCTGTGTTGTTGCTTGTTGTTCTGGTTGCATGATTTCCGACTTCTCATCTTCGGAAATCTCCACAATCTTTCCTTCTGTAAATTTATAATTGTATCTTCCATACTCATCAATTAATCCTTTTTCTAGATACTGTGATTGAGCGTGTACGAATTTATCACCTTCTCCTTCATCAATATTTGTCATTCCTTGAATTTCTTCATTTGTTAAGAAAATTTCTGAATCAATTAATGTGATACATTTATCTTTATTTAATTTGACATATACCTTATACATTCTTCTCATTCCTTTCTACGCATAAACTTCTGCGTCTAATTCAATGTAGCTATCTTCATCAAAGATAACAGTCATGTTCTGTGCTGTTGCACCTGAAGGAGCTGAGGGTATCGTGATTTCTGAATATTTAGATAATACGATATTTGGGAAATCACTGAATTTGTATCTGTCATTGCGCTCATAGTAATAAATCCAAAAGCTTCCTACACACTTAATAGTCGGCTTTGTTCGCATGTTTGCTATGGCTTCGCACCCAATGTACATTTGTATTGTAAAATAGCCATTTAATGGTGTATTTACGACATTGTAATACATCATACACTTCTGTAATTCGTTTGCGTAATTTGGTGCTACGTAAGCAGTAGCTTTACTACCCTTCTCTAATTTAATCCATTCAATCGTAATCGATGCACCTTGTTTTAATTCAATGCTTGCTTCCTTCAAATAGGATAAAGTTACGGTATTTAATCCTTTTACAATCTTCTTTCCTTTTGCTTGATTGTATAGATACGCATTACCTGTCACTGCCGTAATATTGCACGATAATGTGCACGTATCATTGATTGCGTGTTCTAAGATTTGTTTAAGCCACGAACTTGTATCGGTAGTAGCTAAGGATGTGATAGTAGCCGTGCCATCAATATTGTATACGACCTCAGTATTAATGCTCATCCATCTATCTAGTGTGTATATTGGCTTTGTAGTGTTATTCGTATATGTTCCACGTCCTCTTTGGTCAACTCTAAAGTTAGAGTTAATCAATAAATTTGGATTACTGAATCTTTCTGCAATGTAATCCGTTAATTGCGACAATGTACCTTTTTTTAATCCTGCTCCGTTATGAACAGGCAATAAGCTTGTATCTGTAAAGCTAGGCAATGCGTCTAATTCTGTTACTTGTTTTCCTGCCATCTTATTCCTCCTTGACTTTATATTTCTAATCCGTGCCGACTTCTCCACTTGCGACTTCGTAAGACCAATCGGCTAAGATTGTATTTCCTTTTTCATCCACTAAATCTTGAGCACTAGTTGCGTTTAAATTTGTGGTAAAATGATTATTCATTAACATTTCATTTAGTGCATTGTGTGATGTGGTTACAGACTTTATTTTATCGACAAGCCACTTAATAGAGGCTTTGTCTTTAAATACATAAGCCATATATTATGACCACATTGTTCCTAAATCCGATGTACTAATTGCTACTAATTCTGAACTCTTTACATATGCCGATAAATCAATGTCTGTATTACCAATCTTTTCAAATGTTTTTGTATCTGCAATCCAAATATACTCATCATAGATATCTTGTGTTCCGTGTGAATGTGAAACCAAATAAATCACATCGTTTGAACCTGTAGTAGGTAATGAATCTACCTTCTGATATTTAATAGATGTTACATTCCCCATTGCCGAATTAATCAACGATTGTACTTGTGATTGTGTCTGATAGCCTTTGCCGGTAATTGTATTATTTACCTGTGTAGCGTTTTGGAAGTCACTGTCATTTGATAACTGAGATACCTTTGTTGGCACTGAAATGGCAACTGCTTTTGAACTTGGTTCAATTTTTGTTCCGTTAACACTCACTGACTCAATCACGTTTACTTGAGCACCACTTGCAATGCCACTTAATTTGTTCTTTTCTGCATTTGTATAGTCATTTGTCGATAAGCCTTTACCACTTACCACATCAACTTTTCCACCTAATGCAGTTTTAATTTTACTAATTAATAGAGTTAATCCACTCTTATCTAAATATTCAATAGCCATTCTTTTTTCCTCCTTATAAACTATTCCATATTTCATCTAATTCATTTGTTGATACCGAAGTTACAGAACCTTCTGCCATAGCACCAATATCTTCCGGTGTATACACCGGTCTTGTTTCTGATTTCGCCCATGTCGGAACTGTTGGGTCTATTTCTTCAACTTCTCCAATAATTTCATTACCATTTAATCTTGGTTTGTTCTTTAGTTTGTTGTAATCGTTTGTACCTTCAACGAATTTCTCATCTAGGTCTAAAGATACTCTTTCTTTATCTTTATTGATTTCAATTTGAAGTTTGTCTGATTCATCTTGTATATTCATTTGAATATCTTTCATTAGAATCATGTAATCACTTCCTTGTTCAGAACTCTATATACATTTGTTGTCTTAATAGGAGAAGCAATAGCAACTCCTCCTTTTGTAATCATTCTCAATTGAATGTTACAAGTTCCCTCTTTGAAATTTAGCGTTTCTTCTTGGCTTAACAACACCGAAATAATATTTCCTTCAACTTTTAAATCGCTAGATTCTTTCTTCAAGATATATCCGTTCTGCTCAAATACCACATAAATGTTCTGCATTTCATTTATATCAATGTCATTTAATGTGATTTGAATTGTTGGCGTTGTTCCTTGTCTCATGATTTCACCTTGTAAGTCCAATCTGTGCCTACTTCACCGGACTCAACTTCATACGCCCAATCTGCTAGAACGTTTGAGCCTTCCTCGTCGATTAGTGTCGTGTTTAGATCCGCCATGATTTCTGTATAAATGTGATTCTTTAGAAGCATGTCTTCAAGACTTAGAATGCGCTGAGCTAGTGATACAGCAACGTCACCCTTGAGCGTTTCCTCTAAACTATCAAACCATTTTCTGAATTTCTCATTATTAGAATTCTGAAATTCTTCATTTTCTTTCTGGATCCTCTCATAGAAACTTTGGAATTGATCGTATAGCTCTTGTGTTGGTACTTTTGTTAACGTATCAACTGTTAAACCGCAGTAATTTTCGTTAAGTCGTACATCCTGAATCATTTCCTGCGTAATCTCTCCAGCTGATGCCTTTAAATTTACAATGGCAAGGATCAGCTCATACTGTTCTAAATTTCTAATTGGCGTAGGCCTTGACTGTGTTCCTTCCTGATATACGATACCGCACGTGTTGCTGCTTTTATCATATCGAATAGCCACGTAGTCGTATCTAGTGTAGTTCGTAGCGACGGTAGCTGTCAGGGTAGTTTCGTCTTTAGGCGAGTAAACGATACCGCCTATTCCGTCGCTGGATGTCTTTAAAAAGGCGAGCCCGTTACCGACTGATATATTCATACCGCCGGCAATTTTTACTTCAAAATCTTCACCTGTGATATTAAAAAGGCCAGGTGTTCGCCCGGCATGGAACATCCGCAGATCTTCTGCCAGATACTCCGTATCGTTTAAAGGGTACGCTGTCATGAGCCCCCTCCTTTCATTTTTGTTGCGCTTTCTTGAACCTCTACAAGTTCTAGTTCAAGAGTGACCTTCGTCTGTAAATTACTTTCTTCTACAAACTTAAGGCCTGCTATTCTTGCAAACGTAAATAGATTGAATTTAAAGCTTAGACACGGTATCACGTCTCCTAGATCGAAGTCCCGTTGAAGGACAGCCCTCTTGTCGGCCCCATCAATCTTAAATTCAAATTTAGAAGAGCCCTTCCTAGTCTCTGCTAGCTTACTAAGGCCCCTCTCTTTTAGCAAATTACTATATTCTTCTTCCGTATAGGTTTGCTTGTTACCTGATGCATCAGTATATGTAGACTGCAAATCTCTGGCATCCACATACAGTTCCATTCTCGGCTCGTCTCCTATTCGAAGATCTACAGTCACACATTTTCGTTCTGATCCGGATTCTTCACCGTACACGTAAGCATAGTTTTTATATCCCGATATATCCTCGATAAAAGTCTGCGAGATTAGGTTTCCGAGTCTATCCGAAAACCTCAACTTGCTTTTTGTTGATCCAGTATAGATTTCGAAGTAATTCAGTGTAGTCCCTTTTAGAACTACTCTGTATCCGTAGCCTACCAGCCCGCAGTATTTCTGGGCCATAGTCCTGAGTGTGTCGTATGTTGTGTCGGATGCGTTCTCAAGCTTTCCAGGAAGGCCTGTATTCTTCCCGATTACTATATCCAATCCACGTTTGTTCTTTTCAAAATTACCGAGCAGTGATTGTTCTACATTTCGAACGGTCAAAGTATAGAGGTTTATACGGTCCTCCAAATTGTCCATATGTCCGAGTACAACAATTTCTTTTGCAAGTCTTTCTACGGATTCTATAAAAAGAATCTCATTTCTTTCCTTGCAAACGATTCGGTTCCATTTTTGTAGATACTTTGTATTGAATTCCGTGTATTCCACATGGATTTCTACTTTTCCTGTTTCGTAATATTTTGGATTCCATTGCACGCTCGTGATATTTTGAAGAGGTCCTTGTCTCTTTCCTTCTCTGTCATAAACGTAGTAATGCATATCTATACCCCCGCCAGTACTTCATCAAATCGTAGAAGCGCATCCAGGCTTCCTGGGTTTTCTTCTGCAGTATAATTCAGTACATTTTCTCCTGGTTGAATTTGGAAAAACTCGGAGTCATAATCTGTCATCCAGAAAATGTTTTCTACTTCTCCGTTTCGTATCAAGTGGCAGTATTGCTCGTTTTCAAAAGTACTTATTTCTAGCACGTCCCCTATATTCATTTCTAGGTCTGCCACTTGTCCGAAGGATATATGCTCCTGAGTAAACACGTTTAGAATTTTCGGATTCTTTACTTTTGCCTCTGCTTTCATAGTCAAAAGAAAACCTGTGTTTATGCTTCCCTTGTAGTCGACTGTCACTAGTGGGTTTAGAATCTTTTCTGATATTTTCCAGGGCTCTGTATTTGAAAAGGAGCGAGGAAATTTAAAAAGTGACCTCAATTTCTGGAAGGTCGCTTTTGTTTCCTCTGCACGTCTTGCGTATGGAAATGGAGCCCTCAATACAATCTGGAATTTCTGCCAAGTTTCATTAAGTGTGATGATTGGCGTCGCTTTAGGCTCAACCTTCCAGTATACGTCGACCCCAGCTCTAGTGTTGATATAACGCAGTGTTGCTGATACTCCAGGAAGGATTACAGCTAGAAGATTTTTTCTAGTGTCTGCATTATATTTAAAGCGCCCCTCTAGGGTGATGTCCTTGGGCTCAATAGAAGCACCGGACACCGTTGTCCCTATTTGATTCGAAACGCTTGATTCTGATAAAGTGATCTCGTTTTTAGAGATTCCGTCTAGCGTTGTTAGTCGGATGCCTGAGGCCTCGGAAAACTCAACTGATTTCCCCAGGTTGTTTGTGTATATTACTGTTACGCCCATGCTAACCTCCTAACCATTCTTTCTGTTTCTTGCGCGATTTCGCTAGGTCTTAGCTCCTTCGCTGAATTTATAGTCTGATCTACTTGATAGACGACAGTATTGCCTAAGCCGTTTCCTAGGGCTCCAGGATTGCCTTCTAGGGCCAATCTTGAAGTTAGGCTGTCCATGTTAGCGGCGTCTAGTAGTTCTGTCGACATGTTACTCATAAAGGCCTTAGCCTTTGGCATAGCTTTTTCTACGCCTAGAGTGATTCCAGCCGGAATCCATTTACCGATACGATCCGCAAATAGTCTTGAAGGCGACCCGATTCCTAAGGCATCTTTTACGCCGTCAATAAGTCCCTTGGCCATGTTTCCAAGCCATCCAGTCAAACCGCTCCATGCGTCGCTGATTCCTTTTTTAATTCCGCCTACAATGTCAGAACCAATAGACATCATTCGACCAGGAATCTCTTTTACCTTGTTCACGATCCCATTAAAGAATTGCTTTCCCGCTTGAATCGCTTGATTTGCAAAGCTTCCGACAAAGCTTGCAGCCTTTGAAATCGTGTTTGATAAAAAGGACCACACCTTTCCAGGTAGTTGGGTGATAAAATTTATCAAGTTAGATAAGAAATCGCTTCCTGTCTGTATTGCTTTTTGTACCATTTCGGATGCCCAGGAAGCAACATTAGAAATCACTTCTGATAAAAAAGTCATTACATTTCCAGGTATCTCAGAAATAGATGTTACGAAGTTATTGAAAGCCTCTGGAATTGTTACTGTGAAGAAGTTTACGATTCCATCTATAACTTGGCCAGTAGTTTCCCTTATGCCATCCCATAGATTGATCCAGAATTCTCTGAAGCTGTCGCTTGTATTCCAAAGGTATACGAAGGCTGCTACTAGTGCTCCGATAGCTACGACTACCAATGTGATAGGTCCACCGATTACTCCTAGAGCTGCGCTTAGTCCAGAAAGGCCTCCGCCGGCTAGTGTAAAGGCTTCGGCCATACTAGCAATCACGCCTGTTCCTGATGATGCAGCGTAGGCTAGGCCATCAATCAATCCAGAACCTTGTGATACTAAATGTCCGAATGTCTTGATCTTCTTTCCAGCGTCACCGATTGTTTTAGCTATATCGCTTACCGCTTTGATTCCCTTCCAGGTTGCAAAGGCTCCGGCGACTGCTGCAATCAATGGAGCTAGTTCTTTTGCTTTGTCTATGATAGTAGGCAAGTTATCAATGAAGGCAGCAGCAAACTCTCCGACTTTCTCTACGACCTGAGGCAGAATTTCTTTGATCCTGTCTAGTGCATCTTTGATAAAGTTCAGTGAGTCTCCTGGGTCTAGCTTTTCTTTGACTGTGTCTTTTACTTTGTTCCAGGCTTCTTGAATCTTTTCTGCTGCAGCTTTGATTGCTTCCGCTGTTGGTGCAAAGAAATCCTTAACAGCATTCAGCGCTTTCGGTAGTTCTGCGGCAATCCAATTCAGAACGTTTCTGATTACTGATCCAAAGCCAGCAATCATTCCTTGAATATTGGGTAAGCCACTATCTGTTAAAAAATTGTTTAAAGCATCGATAATGTTAGCTATACCGATTGCGATACGTGCTGACATATTTGAAAAGCTTGTCGCAAAACTTCCGGCCATTTCCTTTGCTTTTCCTGCTACTGCTGGGAATGACTCTGTCCCGTTCTCTAAAGCATCCATCAGTACGTCATTAAATTCCTGTGCACTAATCTGGCCCTTGGAGAAGGCGTCTGATACTTCCGCCATACTTTTCCCCGTTTTCTCTGAAAAGATTTTTAAAACAGGAATTCCTGCGTCCGTCAAACGTTGCCACTGATCGGCTGAAATCTTGCCAGAAGCATTCATCTTTGCGATTGCGTCTACTGTATTGGCCAAGGTTTCGTTGGTTCCGTCTCCATAGAAAGAAACGGCATCCATCATGTCCTTTACCATTCGAGTAGATTTATCTAAGTTTAGCCCTGATGTGGCTAGCTTTTGAGTCGAAGTAGCTGCTGTATCTAGTCCATAGGCGGTATCCGTTACAGCATCACTTAAGTTATTTACAACCGTTGCAGCTTTTTTGCTGCTTCCCGCTAAAACTCCTATAACTTGTTTAGCTTTTTGCATGGCATCTAATCGGGCGGTTGCTTTTCCGATTGATCCAGATATTAAGTCCCAACCTTTGCTGGCGGCTTTGAATACCGTTGCGCCTACGAAGGTTGACTTCACTTTGTCCGCGAAGCTTTCCGCACTTTTATGCGCTCCGCTAAGGCCGCTTTTGTATTCGCTGTCGTCAAGTCCTAATTTGACTTTAATTGTTCCATCAGCTCCTGATGCCATTTTTCAACCTCCTAGGTTTCTAATCTAGCCAGAAGTTCTGACTCTATTTCTTGCGGTGTTCTTTCCTTTTCTTGTCGTTTGTCCTCAGGCAGGCGGTAATATTTTTCTAGACGCTGCGCGCGACTCTTCTCCTCTCCTTTTAGATTTGAAGTATCTCTGGTTCTGTAACCAATAACTCGTATGATCATAGTATCGTCGCTTAGTGCGTTAAAAAGTGCCTTAAATTCAAACCAATGAAGCTTGGCGTCTAAAAGATTTATATTGTACTGCTGTCTAAACGCTGCATATATAAGGTCCATATCGTATTCGAACCGATAGCCTTGTCGTCCGTTTGTCTTGGCATAGGATTCTCGAGGCTTTTTGTCGCAAAAATAAAAGCCCATTATTGCATCCCATAGGTCTTTCTGATCGCCTTTAAAAGCGAACGGATTGATTCCTATTAGATCACAAATAACGGGCAGCTTCAGTCCCTCTGGTATTGCGTTATCTTGTATAACGCTGTCAACTCGGACCCAGGTTCTAAAGTCTGCAAAAATAGGGAGAATCGTTCCATTAACGTCTATGCTTTCTGGAAGGTCTTCTCTCTCTAGCCACAGCATATCTTCCTCCATATCGTTTGTCTGCGTACTCTAATGTCCTATTAAATTTGTCCATAGATTCGCAAAGCTTGTCAATTTTGTTCAGGTTCTTCTTTTCTTCTTCCGCGGCTTTTGCCTGCTGATCCTTTAAAAATTCATCCTGAAAGATGCTGTGTAATGTGAAGCAAAGTTCAAACTGTGCCGAGCTTCCTTCGTATCCTTTGAATAAAGTCTCAAAGGCTCCATCTCCTAGAATCTTATCAATCAAAACAGGGCATTCCTCTAGCGATTCTTTTCCGAATTTGTTTAGAGAATTCTGTTCAGTTGCCCAGTTTTCTAAGGCTTCAATTTTAGAAGTGTCCTTTACATCGACTAAAAATCTGTGTCCGTCAATGTCGATTTCTTTTAATAGCTGCTTTTGTAACTTTAGTTCCATGATGTCCTCCTTATGTTGTTAAGTGCTTTACTCTGTGGCGCTGTCTGCGGTAAATGTTTTCGTCTTAATGTTAAACGTTCCCTTTACCTGATCGCCTTGTTGTGCGAATGTTCCAGAGCACATTAGTTTGCCTCCCGCTTCCCCGCTTCCCGGGTTATCTGGTTGCACTTCATAGCTTCTTTGATATGCTACAAAGTCCCCAGATTTGGCTGTTTTCTCGTTCCATGTTTCCACTTCGATTTCTTCAAAAGTAGAACCGACTCTTTGTTCTTTACCTTGCAAGTATACCCAGTAGTTAAATGCATCCCCTGGATATGCTCGGCCCTCGTAGGATACTGTAGGCGCATAGCCTGTAACCTGGCTTTGGCTTCCTGCTTCTCCGATATATTGCACGCCATCATCGGTAGTAGCGTTCATGGCTTGCTCCCAGTTAGTCAATCCCTTGTTGGCTAGAACGTAGCTCTCCGAGCCTGTGAATTTGACGTAATGTAGGTTATCTTCGACCTTTAGTTCTCTATTAGGCAGTTCTGTTGTCATTATTCAAACCTTCCCTTCTTTTCGTAGGTTAATGTCATAGAGCAGTAAAAAGTTGAAAGCGCGGCCTCTTCTCCCGTGTAGTCTGACGGTAGCGTTGTGAGCGCGACCTCTTGCGGTGTTGCTTCGTCTAGCACGAGATTTGGGAAGCCTTGCGCCTCTTCTTCCGCGAGTGCCTGTACTAGTGCATACAGGATTCTGGATAAGTCCAGACGTGCTTTCGTATCCTTTCTACTTGCTTGAATATAAATTTCAAATGGGTAAGTAGCTCTGTAGCCACCGCCCAGATAGTGTTCTATTTCTTCCGTGTAGCCACTACTTTTGAAGAGTAAGGCTGTGTGCTTGGAGTCGTTGAAGTACTCCAGGCACCACGGTATGTTGTTGATATTGATTGAAGAAAAGAAATTGTACAATCCGTCTTCAATCTGTTTTACGTCTTCCAGCTTTATGATCTTCTTTTCACTCATCTGAATTCCTCCTTAAAAAACTTTTTAGCGCCTTCCATCCAGGCATTCTTTCGTGCCTTCAAGGTTTTAGGCCACCACTCCGAGCCTCCTTGTCTATAGCTCAAACTTCGAGTTGTATAGACCTTTGTTTCTCCATGCTTGGCCCATGGACTGTGGCTATGGGTTCCGATCATCACCCTTCCTGTATGTTGGAAGTGTGCGTATGGCGTATCCCATATGATCCAATCGTTATCTTGTGCCGCCCATCTTAAAGCTGATGTTCTCAGCGTTCCTTTTCCGATAGGCACGTTCTTATTCGTGTCTTGAACGATAAGCTGCTTCAGCTTTAATCTAGATCGGCGGAGCGCTTTCGTTCCTCTGGCCTGTAGCTGTGCCACCGGAATATCGACTATAACTTTTAGATGATACTCACTCACATGTTACCTCTATGAATTCCGGCGTATTTCTCAAGGGATTTAGAATATTCACATTTGTGATCTCGTAAATGTCGCCGTGTGCTTCGATACGGTCCCCGGTTCTGAGCGTGAACTGCTTGTCTGGCGTCTTAAATTCTGAAGGGGGAACTAGAACCTTGTCTGCCTTATAATCGTTCACGTCTATCGTTATGAGGATCGTATCTGAATTACTGGCACCCGTCTGTCCATAAGTCCGGGCTTTTGTTTTGGAAACTTTTACGTGTTGGACCGTTACTGTTGACGTAGTTTCTTCCAGGTTTTCTTCGCCTAGAATGTTCATGACTTTTATTGTATGCGGCCTAAGCCATCTCGGGCTTTTTACCATACCGCCTGGCAGGCTAGTCCTGCTTTGAGTAATTGGTAGTCAAGCTCTGATACTGCTAGGCTTGATAAGGGTATGTCATGAAACCTTATCGTTTTCGCATTATCTACGGAATACGAGAAGCCGCTAGTGGTTGCGCCTGTGAAGTTCATATCACTAGAGCCTACAAAGCAATCCATACCGCCATGTGCTTCTATGAAGTCAATCTGGTATAGGACTGCTTTTTTTAGGTCCATGTCGTAGTCTTTCAAAGCCTGAACCTTCCAGTATGGAATCTTCTCTCGAATGTAGGATTCTAGAAGGCTTTCGGTTCTTGGTTCTATTTGTGAATACTCCACTTCATCCAGTAGCGTTCCACCTAAGGCTGTGTATTCCTTAAAGCTTAGGATCATGTTTTATCTCCTTATGCTGCGACAGGAGCTACTTGTACATTACGGAATACACCGGCTTTTGTTGTATCTTTTGAAACGATAGAAGCAATCATTTCTACTTCACCTTTTTTAACGGCCCCTGGTTCGCTTAAGTTTGGCATGTATTGGTGAATGATTTTTTGTCCTTGTGGACTTACTGCGTGCACGGCATCCAATCCGAATTTTACAGCGTAAATGCTTGTTGTTCCTGTTGAGTCGTCGATAGGTACGCACATCAAGGATTTAGTTCCATTGTAGTATTCTCCCATGTCAACGATTGCGATTCCGTCGTAGTTGTCTACGCTTTGGCCGAAGCTGTTCTCTGATCTTGTGTAGTATCCTTGCTTTTTAGCGACTGTTTTTAGAACAGTAGCTGTCTTGCGGTTTACTAATAAAGCGTCTGGTTTTACTGAGAAAGTTGATAACCAAGAATCCAATGCAAAAGTGAAAGCATCTGCGTTTTCCTTGATTTTTGCTGCTGTCGACAAATCAAAGGCTGCATCTGCGTTTTTCTCTTCCGTATTTGTTCCCTTTACTAATACATCCAAACCGTCAAAGCTTGTGTTATCTGTTGCAGCAGTTCCTTTGGCTGTTGACTTTCCGTTAATGAAGTCATAGTGGAACTTGTTCTTTACTGCAATGATTTTCTGAGCTAATTGGAATGCGATTTCTGAGCTTGCTGCTGTGTCTTCTAATACACGGTCTACTTCGTAGGCTCCACCGAAAATTTTTAAGTTTGTAGTTTTCTGAGTCTTTACGGCTTCTCCTGCTGTGTATTCGCTATTCAATTTACGGCCTTCAGCTACTGATGGCGTTTTTAATTGTAAATAGCCATAAGTTAATGTTGAGCCACCAGTTCCTGGTGATACTGAGTTATCGAATGGTAAACGATCCAAAATAAAAGAGTCCCTGCGGAACTCATCAATGACCTGCTGGTCTACGTGATCGGCTAAACCGACTTTTGATTGCTCTAATGTAATTGGCATCTTTTAGTTCCTCCTATTTTTTATAGTGTTCTGAAATTGCTGCGGCTAGAGTTGTTGGTGCCTCTGGTTTTGGACTTTCTCCGTGATCTCCACCAAGCTTGACATCATCACCTTTGTTTGGCTTTTCTGGCTCTGCCGCCTTAAATAAGAAGCTGTCTTCTTTCTTGATAGCTTCGATTTGTTCGTCAAGTCCTGTTAATTTTCCATCTTTATCAAACTTGATCTTGTCTTTATCTAGTAACCCCATCAAGGCCTTTTCGGATAAGGTTCCAGATTTCGCGATAGCTAAACGAATAGCACTGTCACGTTTTGTTTCTTCCAAGTCATGATCGTACTTTGTTTTCCAGTCGTTGACGTCTTTTTGTAGTTGTTTTACGTCTACTCCGTCAAAATTCTTGACACTTTGTGTAAGCTCTTGAATGCGCGTTTCTTTGGCTTGCATGTCGCTCTCGTATTTTGCTTTCGAGACGTATTCTCCTGAGGCTAGATTCGCTAGTTTTACGGTTTTATTACCTTCTAGCTTAGCTGCAACCTGTGCATACAATTCTTCCCCTAAGATTTCTTTTAAAAACTCCATTTTGTCCTCCTGTGTTTTTTATATCTGGTTCACTCCAGTATCGAGCCCGGCCTTTTATATCCCATGCCGAGGGGTATTCAAGCCTTTTATATGCCGTGCTTAGGGCATAATAAAAACCGCGCCATTCCTAGCACGGTTCTTGTCCTTGTTTAGTTGTGTTCTATAGTACTTCCGCAATTCCTTTTGCAAGTCTTGCGGCTTTCTGCATCAAGCTGTTTTCTTCTAGGTATTCTAGACCCTTCAGCGTTATTCGGATACCTTCTAGCCCTTCAATGTTTGGTGTTGGGTCTCCTATGTATTGGATCACCTGGAATCCCTCAACGTATCCATTTTTCAGTAGCATGCCTAGAAGTGCTTTTCTCTTTGGTTCTGTGATGCCTAGGTTATCCACTGAAAGTCTTCGGATGTCTACGACCTCATAGTCCATTGATTTCTGCAGAATTGATAGAATTTTGTATATCGTTCTGAAGTCTTCCGACATGTTCTGCCTCCTATCTACTAAAAAACCGCGCTATTTCTAGCACGGCTCTTAAGATGAACCTCTGCCCGGTGATGCTTACCCGGGTACCCTTTTGGCCACTTCGGCGTGTGAGACGCATCTTTTACCCACTTCAGATGCCCATCCTGTATTCATAGTATGGCATCAATTTTCTTTTTTGTAAAGCAGTTTGATTTTCCCTTTTTTCTCTTTGGTGATAAATCTCTTTGCGTTAATTGTATAGGCTGTAATTATTGAGTTGTTCTTTTCGGTTGCCTCTGAACCTTGCGATAACTTGATAACCATTTGTACGATTTTTCCTGATTCTGAATCTATTTGTTTAACGGCCCATACTGTGTTTTCTCGTCCCACTTCTTGATATGTTGCATCCGGGTCTTCCAATATATCTTTTGCGTGTTTTACAACAAGCTCGTATATATCTGGATGCCTTTCTTTTATGTGCATTGCTCTTTCATCAGTGAATATCGTTTTAGTTGTGTTTAAGTTTTCAGGGTCCCCATATTTTTTGGGGTCAATCTCACCAAGACTGCTATAACTTGGTGATGAAGAAACGCGTCTTTTTGGTCTTCTTACAGGCCTGTAAGGTCTTCCTTTTGTTCCGCCTATCTTCTCAGCTGAATAGTCTCTCTTTAATCGGCCCTTAGAAGCGTCCACAAGCTCCTTCAGTCTCATCTTGTTGTATTTATACCAGTAATCCTCTTTCGTCGTGTCTAGCCCTGCTGCGGCCTTCACACGTCGCTCTCTGTCCCACTTTCTCATGTTTCTTTCGTAGGACCTTTGCTTTTGCTCCATCTGGTATATTCTTTCATTCTCTTTGGGATTTACAGGCTTGTTGTAATCTTCGCTTATTCCTGGAAAGTATGCGGTAAATGAATGCCTACAGTTCCAGCCGCCAAGTCCTGCGCCTGTTCCGTATCCTGTGGCCTCATAAAAGTTCTCGTAATTTCCTTCCGGATAGTTTACCCAGAACACTTTTCCTTGCCAGGCTGCGTGGCTTGGTCTGGCGCCCATGTGGGCACTCGTTTGTACTAGATTTATATCTAGCTCATCAATGACCGATTTCTCGCAAGCCAGGGCGTTCTGGTTTACTGCGGTTCGTACTGCCAATCGAACGGCCGCCTCGATTGATCGTTGAGCACCGCTTGGGTAGGATACTTTTGTTAGGCCTTCTCTGCATAGCTTGTCTATTGTGTTTGCGGTTGCTTGATCTAGTGAGTAAGCTCCGCTTGATACCTGAAGATAAGCCATGTCGTAGTATCTCATAAAAGTGTCGCTAGCCAGTTGCGCTGTGGTCCTTGTTAGGTTCTGGATATCTCCCCACAGTGCTGATGTTCCTTTTTTGATCTGATCCGAAAATTCTAAGCCACTTGTGTCGTATCCTCCAGCCTCTAGTCTGTCGAAGGTATCGCGGATACTTTTATAAGCACTCTGTTGCATGATCCGGTCGACTTCTTCTTCGGAAGTGTGAAGTATTTCAGCTAGTCTTTTGTTAATCCAGTCTTGCTGCAAACCGAGTTGTTTTAGTTTGTTGTTTAAATACTCCGTTGTGCTTGTCATAGCGTCCTGATTCATCTTGATCCGCTCCGCTATGTCCACCAGTATTTCTGTGGCCAGTTCCTGATACAGCTTTTCTAGGTCGTCACCTACGTTCTGCAGGTAGTTCGGTTCTAGCATTAGGCTTCACCCTCTGGCCCCTCTTCGATTTGTGTTCCTTCTTGCTGGAAGAACATACTTTGAATTCTGTCTGCCGGGTTCTCTGTTTCTCCGGTCATCTCTCTGGCTGTTTCTTCGTCCTCTCCGTAGTATCGGACGCGATATTCCCATTTCTGTAGGATGCCGGCCGAGATTTCCTGAAGCATTCTTAGGCGCTCCGCTTCCTCATCTGAAAACATGGTGTCGTCAAATTGAATTGTGATGCGAACGTCTGGATCAAGCCCGGATATGTGGCACTTCTCTTTGCCTAGAATGATAATCGATCTCGTTAGCTCTGTAAGGGCGTCCTGGATTGCGATACGTTGCTTCCAGACGCTTTCTGTTAGCTCTTTATTGCTTGCACGAACCTGCGTTGCTGTGGTCATGTTCTGGATGCTGAACTGGTATCGGTTTTGCCCGAGTCCGCATTTGCTTGATAAAAGATTTAGATTGAATTGAACGTTTTCTTTGTTCTCGTCAACTCGAAGGCTGGGATTGTATTCCTCAAAAAGTCGAGGCTTGTCTGGGCTTACTTGTGTTCCCGTACTTACGTATAGAGATTTCTCCAAAGTTGCACCGACGTCTGGCTCTTGCCTTACGGGTACTCGTTCACCTTTATCGTTTAGCGCGTAGGCTGTTGGCTTCATGCTAAATAATGCCTGATCCATGAAAACCTTTTTCTTTCCTAGCAAAGTATCCATGAATAAGTTGTCGTATGCCAAGTCGCAGCTTTCCAGCATGTCGATTGCGTTTGCGTAGATTGACATCCCTAATGGTACGTCTGCTATGTTGTTTTCAATATTGGGCTTTAGGATCACAAAAGGCTTACAAGGTAGCTTGTAACTGATTGCTTCACCGTGTGGTGCTGATACTCTTTCATAGCCTACAGCGTCTCCTGCCACATTGTTGATCTTGAAGTAGTGGTTGTAGATTTGATAGCCTTCTTGCTCTTGCTTGAAGACCTGGATGTACATAAAGCTTTCCCCGTTTTGCGTATACTCACTAGCTAATGCGATTTCTGATGTATCTTCCTCGTCGTAGGTCAACGGCACTATTTTCTGTGCATCCTTGATAGCTTTGATTTGTACGCTCTGGGCACTTAGCTGTCCTTTGTTTACTGTTGGCTTTACAAGCTGCAGATAAAAGCACACGGTCCCTTGTGCGAATTCTCTCTCGACTGCTTTGTTTCCTAGCTTCCAGAACTTGCTGTTTCCTAAAACTCCGCCGTTCTGGTCTTCTTTGTCTCCGGTCAAGAATTCTTGTGTGGCATCAGTTCCATGTTCGTTGCACTCTACCAGGATTCTGGTTTTATCATTCAAAAGTAAATCGGCCCAGTCTTCGCAGATTTTCTTAGCCATTCGCATTTGCTTGCGTTTTACTTGTCTGCTGTTTCCGTTTTCGTTCTTGATCTCGTATTTATGAAAATCTTGAACGTAGCCCTTCCACCAATCGTTCCAGAATTGAATTTTATTGTAGTAATCTTGGACTTCCTGGCTCACAGGATATCCTAAGTCCTTTAGTATTGTGAATAAAACTTTCATTTAAGTACTCCTTCCTGTGATCAGGTCCATAAATGTTGACCAACTGTAAAAATGGGCATCGAATGTATCGACGTCGGTTGTGAAATCATCCAGAATCTTGTCTTCCTTCGATTTTGTATCGTATAGGGCTGTGCTCAAACTTTCGACTACCATAGGTACTGCCTGGAACTTCATCTTGTGTCTGTTCAGCAGCATGTTGTAGGTCAGAATCCTTGTCTTTCCGTCTATCTTGCGGCAATCCATCACGTTAGTTGGAAAGCCTGCCCTTTGTACGGCTACTCGTATACTGTTCAAAATAACTTGTTCTGCGTTATCTACAAAAACACTTGATACTACGAATCCTTGAATCCATAAAGCTCTGATCAGGTCGACTGTCTCTGTGCAAAGTCTTTCGGCGTCTATAGTTCCTTTAGCGTGTACGACTTTACGTTCTGCGAAGGTTACGATCTCAGAAAGGTCTGCCGTGATTCCCGTTACGATCAGGCTACTATGTGAACGTGTTCCCCCTATGTCCAGGCCTATGTTGATCATGTTAAAAAGTGGGAGTTCTCCTTTGACTTCCCACTCGTCTGGATTGTCTGCAAACTGTGGAAAGAGTAGCCCTTCCGCGTTGCACCATTCTCCTAGTATGTATCTGTTGTATAGGACTGTCCCTCGATATTCGAGTTTCAAGTTTTCCACGAATTCTTGCGGCAGAAACGGGTTGTCTTCAATCGTGTATTTCTGTCGGAAGATGTCGGCTCCTGATTCTAGAAACTTTAAAAACCAATGGTTCTTGTTGTCCGGGTTGCATGTTCCATCAAAACAGCTATATGGTTTATCTAGACGCGACTTTAGCATGTCAAATACTTTCTTATTCCAGGTTACGACTTCATCCCCGTAGCAGTACGCTACTGAGGCCCCTTGTATCTTTGTAACCTGGCTCTCTTTGTCCGCGCCTATCGCGTAGCACATACGACCGAATAGTCGCACCGTGTTGTCTGGTCTTATTCTTCCAACCAGTTCTGGGCCATATAATTCTCGCATGGGCTCTAGAACATTTCTTTCAAGTGTAGACTTTGTGTTTCCAATTAAAAACACGTGGCCTGGAAGGCCCTCTATAGCTCGAATTCGTTTTGGTATGATGTAATAGTCCAGCCATGTCTTTCCACTACGTGTAGCCCCTTCTTTTATGTTCCAGCGGCTCGGTTTATGATTCCAGAACTCTTTCTGTTTCTCAGTTAGTTCCACTATCGTCTCCGGCTACTGTGTCCATAGCTTTCAATAAAAGATCCAGTTTCGTAATCTCTTTAGAAGGGTCGCCTTGCCTTTTGATTTGTTCGGCTTGTACATTCATCAGTTTCGTTCTGGCTCTGTCTAGGCTTGTAACAGGTTGCTGTCCTGTAAGATCTCGAATAAATTCTGCAGCCCTTACGTCTCCGCGTGCAGCTTTGTTGAACATGGCTACAGCTAAAAGCATTTGATTGTTTAGTTCCTCATCTTCCAGTCCGATGTCGATCAGCTTCTTTTTATTGCTTTCGATTGGCTCTAATTCTAGGATTGCGGCCAGGCATTGTTTTAACTTCTTTTTCTTTTTCTGGACTTTCTGGCTTGCGGCTCCACCCTTGCGTCCCATCTCTGCTGCGTTCTCTTTTGTGAATGGCTTCAGGTTTTGCATGGGGTCTTTGCGCTGTCTGGCCGCTTCGCTTTTTGTGCGTCCAGCTAATCCCTTAGCAGGCATCCTCGATTAACTCCGCCTGTTCTCCGGTGTAATCTTCCCAGCGCTTGATAATTACATCGGCATAGTGTGGATCATACTCCATCATGAAGCACCTCCGTCCTAGCTGTTCGCAAGCCATAAGCGTGGAGCCTGAACCTCCGAATAGGTCCAGCACGTTTTCTCCAGTTTGGCTGCTGTTCTTGATCTGCCTTGCAATCAGTGGAATTGGTTTCATGGTTGGATGCAGATCGGATTTCGTGGGCTTCTTCTCGTCCAGAATCGTTGTGTCCTTGCACCCCCCCAGGATTGATTTTAGAAGGTCTTTAAGCTCATCCTTCTTCATGCTGTCAATGTCCAGGTTTTCTGTGTCTTCGAGTACGGTTACAAGGTTTCTAGTGTTGACGAAGTAATGGGCTGCGCCATCCTTCCATCCGTAAAGGCACGGCTCGTGTTTCCACTGGTAGTCCTGGCGACCCAGTGCGAATGTGTTCTTGTTCCAGATCAATGTTTGTCGGATGTTTAGGCCTGCGCGTTCTGCTGCTTCCAGAAAGTTCTTGCTCTGTGTGGATGCATACCAAATGTAGAAAGCACCGCCAGCCTTGAGCTGCTCTGTCATGTTCTCGAAGGCTACTTTTAAAAACTCGATAAAGCCCTCGTCGTCTTCCCATGAGTCGTTATCAATGACCAGTCCGTCGGTTCTTCGGTGTAGCTGTTTGGCTTCGCTTGGTCTCATGTGTTGCCCTAAGGCTACGTTATACGGTGGATCAGTTACGACCAGATCTATGGTAGCGTCGCTGCAAAGCTTTTCTACATCCTGGCGTTTGGTACTGTCTCCGACCATTAATCTGTGCCTTCCTAGCATCCAGCATTGCCCTCTTTTGGTTGTTGGCTCTTCCGGAATCTCTGGCTCGAAGTTGTCGTCCTCTGCGATTTGTTCGTCGAATGTTTCCGTTTCAAATCCGAAAGGCTCCATATCGAAGTCTAGATTCTCTAATTCCTCAAGTTCAAACTGTAAAGCGTCAAGGTCCCATTGAGCGGCCTCTGCGACTTTGTTGTCTGCCAATCGGTAGGCTTTCACCTGTGCTGGTGTTAGATCGTCGGCCTGGATGCACGGGACAGTTTCTAGGCCTAGCTTTTGTGCCGCCTTCCATCTCGTGTGTCCTGCAATAATAATCAGGTCTTTATCCACAACAATCGGTTGCTTAAATCCAAACTCGTCTATAGATGCTGCGACTAAATCGACGGCATCTTCGTTGAGTCGTGGGTTGTTCTCGTAAGGCTTCAGGTCGCATGTTCTTATGTCTCTAATGTTCATGTGTGTTCACCTCTGTTGTATTAAAAAAGAAGCGTTAGCAGCTCAGTGTTCTCTCCAATGAGAGGTTTATCCTGTTTAGCTGCTAAGGCTTCTTTGTTGTCTATGATTACCCGGAGCGCTGAAATACTAAAATTAATCCCATGATTTGTCGTAGCTGTTGTTGATGTTGACGTTGACTAGAAAGCACTCGTTTTTTTTAGAAAGGAGGACGCTCCGGGTAAAAGAAAAGAGGGCCTTTTTCTATCGGTCCTCTTTTACAAGTACTAATATACCACCCGAAAGCGGTTTACAGTGTAAACTCTTCAGTCTTTTGTCAGATTTTTTACCTCTGCCATTAAGTGCTTATACATTCCTTGTCTTGTGTATCCGTATTTCTCAGCCACTTCCACGGCCTTGATTCTATGAATGTACAGATCCCATAGAATGTTCTGGTCTTGCAAATCGAGAAGTTCTGTCCATCTTAGGTCCATCAGTCTTTTCTGAAAGTGATGCACTTCTTGTTCTTTGGCTGATATTTCTTCAAATAACCCGAGCGGGCTGTGGTACTGATGCTGATATGTTGGCATAGGCCACTTGCTTTTTTTCTGTTCTGCGGTCAGTTCGATACCGCCAGGCTTTGCAAGACCTGTTGTCTGGTGGTTTAGTACCTCCAATTCCTGATTCAGTTCAATCAAACGGTGGCAGCAGTAGCGCACCGTTTTTAATTCTGGAATTAATTCGTCGTAAGTCATGTTTTACCTCCTTAAAGCTTCGATTAGGGCTTTTTGTGTTATGTTCTTGTGTTCTAGTGCATCCAGCATGTCCTCGTCTACTGTGCCTCTAGCTACGATCTGATAAATTGTCACGTTTTGTTTCTGTCCTTGTCTGTAGATTCTGGCGTTTGCCTGCTGATACAGTTCAAGGTTCCAGTTTGGAAGTGTGTACCAGATTGCGATATGTCCACCACGCTGAAGGTTAAGTCCATGTCCTGCGCTTGCTGGATGCAAAAGCAGCACGTCTATCTTTCCGTCGTTCCAGTCTCGAACGTCGTCCTCGTTCTCAAGGCTGCGGACTTCCAGTTTCTGTTTCCTCAGATGTTCCTTGATTCGTTTCAACTCGTGTTTGAAATAATAAAATACCATCACCGGGTTCTGGTTCGCCGATTCGATCAAGTCGTCTAGTGCCTCAAGTTTAGCCGCATGAAGGGTTGCTACTTCTTCGAGCTTGTTTCCTAGCTGATCGCGTTTATAGATTTCTCCTGATGTCATTTGTAGCAGCTGGCCGCATAACACTCCAGCGTTGGCTGCTAGCAGCGATTCGTTGTTGTCTAGTTCCAGAACCTTCTCACGTTTGAAAGCGTGGTATTCTGTCATCGCTTTTTGAGGTAGTTCGATTGATTTTTTTAAGTACTGAACTGGTGGAAGTTTGGCGCAGTCTGCCTGATCCAGACTCATACATACATCACCTATTTTCTTGTAAATCTCTTCCTCTGCGTCTGGTCTTGGCTTCCAATCATATATGACCATCCCGTTTCTTCTTCCTGGAATTAGATATCTTTCTCGAAACTGAGTTAGTGTTCGACCTAATCTTTCTCCCTGGTCAATCAAGTATATCTGGCTCCAAAGGTCCGGGATTCCTTTCGGGGCTGGCGTTCCGGTTAGGCCTATAAATCTGTCAGCTAATGGCATAACTTTTCTTAGGGCTCTAAACCTCTGGCTTTTTGGATTCTTGAAAGTTGATAATTCATCAATCACTACCATGTCAAAGTCAAAGTATTTGTTGTCTACTAGCCAGGTAACGTTCTCTTTGCCTATGAGGTAAATGTCTGCCTTTTGTTGCAGTGCTTTCTCACGTTGCTTTGGAGTGCCTGCTATGATTGAATAGCTCAAGTCCTTAGTGTGACTCCACTTTTCTATTTCTTCCGGCCACGTGCTTTTTATTACGCGCACAGGGCCAATGATCAGAACTTTTTCTGTGTCGATTAGTTTTAGAAGGCTGATGATCGTTAGCGTGGTTACAGTCTTCCCAGCTCCCATTGGAAGAAGAAGGCCGCACTTCTTATGATCCAGTCCGAAGTTGATAGCCTTCTTTTGATAGTCATGCGGTTTAAATTCTGTCAAAGTGTCGCTCCTCCGGTATGATTCCAAACCGCATCAGATTTGTTAATTCGTCCACCTGGGCTTTTGTGCTGATGCAGTATACTTTCATACCTGTTGCCCGTATTTGGGCTACTGTGGCTTTTTGTAGGGCTCTAGGCTTACCGCCTGGCCTTTTTACTTCTACAAAGAAAGCCTTTGAATTATATGTGATCAGTCTATCAGGCACGCCTGCGTTTCCTGGGCTTACAAACTTCCAGGCTTTACCGCCTAGCGCTGATACCTTTTTGATCAGATAATTTTCTACTTGATTTTCTATCATTTCTGGAAGAACTTCTTTTGAAGTTCGCGGTACCGCTCGGCACATTCTGGACACAAATCTTTGTTGTCAATTGTTGTGATCCATCCGTCTGGAAGTCCTTTCCAGGTTTCGATTGTTTTTCCGTTTTCAATCTTGCTCTTTTCGATTCCTACTGACGTTTCCTTTCCGCATCGGTCGCACTTGATATACATTCTATTTTCTTTCATGTTCTATTCCTCCACTAGCCTTTTAGCTTGTCTTTCCTGTTTTGCTTGAATAAGTTCTTGAATCTCAGGCCTTTCGATTTGATAATACTCGATAAGCTGATCCATACAAATCAATACATCCGCCATTTCTTCAATCAGGTTATGTCTTAGTCCTTTGAATTCTAAGAGCTTTGTTTTTTCTTCTGGATTACGTACCAGTTTAGAAATCGCCTTTTGCAGTTCTGCTAGTTCTTCCATAGCGATCAGGCTCTGCTTTTCGATTCCGTATCGGTCCATGGTTTCGTCGTTGACTCTTGCGTCTATTTCTACCATAAAGCCTCGATATGTTCTGATGAGATTTCTTTTCCTTTTTTTGTCTACTTTTCTTGCTTCACTATAGTTTTTTAAAAATTCTTCATAAGTCATTTCTGTGTCTCCTTTTCTAGTTGATTTTTAGGGGTGGCAACCTGGTATCAAAAGCAACGCTCCAGAAACTTTATATATATATACTATATTTTCTCGCGCGCATATACATACACATGTACTGTATTACGCTATATATATTATATATTCATTAAGTTAGATAATTTATAGTTGTCTCGTTGTCAGATATATAGGATGTTCCTATTTTATGCGGTGATACTCCGGCAACTGTGCATAAATTTTAGCGTTGTTTACTCGTTGCCGTCGTTTCCACCTTGATTTTTTGAGTGCGTTGTCAGGCGTTGCCTCCTTATTGGCTGTATAAATAAGCCTCTTGCGGCGGAACATAAGCTTTCTGGCGTCCGTAAATTCCTCCAAATCTTAACGGATTTTTAGTACGAACCCATCCTAAACTTTCCATGATTGCCTTGAGTTCTCTTTGGTCCGCCGGTGTAAATTTATTCTTTGATCCATTCAAAACTTCGCACCACACCTCTAGCAGGCATACCCTTGTACGTTCTTCCGTGCCCTCGTTCTTCGGATCCTCTAGCCATTGGGTTCTGGCGTATAAATCCATATCTTTCCAGCCCTCAGGCAACCTTCTATCTAGATAGTCGCGGACCATGTCTTCTCGGACGCTGGTAAACGTGTGCTCTTTTTGCATCTGTTCAGCTCCGGTCAAAGCTTTTCCTTGAAGGAATAACTTTTCTCCGTCCTTGAATCTCTGCTTAGCTTCAGCCCAGATCTGGTCCCGTTCTTTTGGTAGATCATCAAACACAATCTTTTTCGCTTTCGATATATCTGTATTGATCGGCCAGAATCTTCGGTTTCCTGTATAATCTCTTAGGAATTCGTCATCGTTTGTAGTTCCAAAGAATACACATTGCCTTGGATTGTCTGTAACTCGTCTTGCGTAGGCTTTTCTGTATCGGTCGTCCCTCTTGCTTATAAATTGCTTCATGGACTCGATATCGGCTTTTCTGGCTGCAGATAATTCGGACCATTCAATCACCCATGATCCATGCAGAGCTTCGTATCCTTCTTTACCTGCAATCGTTGTGATCGAATCAGAGAACCAATCGCCTCCCATGATGCTTAGCATGTGGCTTTTTCCGATTCCTTGGTGTCCTACGAGTACGGGCATGTAGTCCATCTTGCATCCTGGTGTGTAGATTCTGGCCACGGCTGCAGTAAAAGCTTTCCTTGCGACGGCTCTGCTGTACTCTGAGTCCTCGCTTCCTAGATAGTCTATAAATAGCGTGTCTAGTCTTGGTATGCCATCCCATTCTAGTGTGTCTAGATAGTCTCGTACTGGGTGAAAGCTGTTTCTCTCCTGAACATAGGCTATAGCGTCGTCCACTTTTCCTTTGGCGACAATGTTGTATTTCTTTTCCAGATAGTATCTGAAGCTTGCGTCGTCCGTATCCGTCCAGGTCGGGTCGCTTGGGTTGTAGTTCCACCAGGGCAGGTTTCCCTTCTTGACGGGCTTCTGTGCGAATAGGTCGTTGCCTCCAACTCCGTTTTTAAGCTTTGGATCGTTTAAAAGTATCCGGACTATATTGTCTGTTGTGGGTTTGAAGTTTCCCTTCTTGTCCATGTCCATAGCATCCAGCCAGTCCTCGTTTACTTCTTCTTTACTGTCTTCTACTCCTTGCGAACCCCTCGCGGTGTCGTCCTTGAAGTCGTCCCAGTCCTCGTGAATCTGTTCTTTCTTGTCATCTATAAGCTGCTTCCGGGTGTCCTCGTCGTGTTCCATTAGTTCGAGCATGTGTTCTGTACTTGCTGGATCATCTGGCCACTTGTGTATCCTTACAAGGTCATAGGCGTTACATAGCTGCTGCCCTGTCGGGTCCGTATTGTGGTTGCTGTAGGCATACTTGTCGTCGTAAATCACCAAGCCTCCGGCTGTGGAGCCATTCGTATAGGTCCAGCGGTTCGGGTCCTCTGTCGGCGTGTATTCCTCTGGTATGAACTTCTCAATCGCTTCTTGGATCGTGTAGGCCCTGCAGAAGGCGCCAATCCATCCGGATTTAGATAAAGGGTCTTCCTGATGTCTAATGTCGCTGTGATGCAGTTCTGTCTCTCTGTTAGATCGAGGCCAGTAGCTGATGTCATGCCAGTCTCTGTACTGCGCCAGGATGTCGTCCGGGTTCAGGTATGCGTTTCTGTCTCCTAGTTGTTCACAGATGTATTCCCCGTCCTTGCTGGTGCTAGGCCAGAACATCATTCGTGCTGGCTGATACGTTGTGTCGTCGAAGTATTCCATTCCGATTGTACTTGCAATCCTTCGAGCGATTGCTTCGTACTCTTCCGGTGATACTCCTCTTTGTAGGGGCAAGATCCATCTGTATTTTGGCTTTTCCGGTGTGTGCTTATGCGTTGAGTAGATCACGCTGCAAAAGTCGCACGTTATTCGGATCAAGTCTAAAAAGTCTTTGTCTGCGAAGTCAGCATCCAATGTGATCATGCTACGTGATAGAACGCTTTGGTTGTTTCGTCTGCCGTCCTTTAGTTCTCCGGCTACGAATCCACCGACATCCTTGATATTGGACTGCTGGTCCTTCGTCATGTTTTTGTACTCTTCCACCGTTTCTTTCGTTCTGGTTGTAAAGAGTAGTTTTTTTGTGAATTCCTCCCAGTTCATTTCCTGGTTGAAATATTGCTTTTGTTTTCTATTTTTGCAGGTTGCTATTTGCACATCCTTCAGCCTCCTGTCTATTCTTCCGCTATAGGACAGCCTCTAAAAGTGGAATTCATTTCATATTTCTCCGATAAACCACTTTCTGAAGCTCGTGTTTGATACTTTGCTGTGTTCCTTGCTGGAGTGTCCCATTGGCCTTGATTTCTTCTAGAAGCTTTATAGTGTGCGCAGCATGCTTGCTGTCGCCCACCACATTGCTTTCCATATCTCTACAAATTAAAGTTAAAGCGTTTGCGATATTGTCCAGGCGGTTGCAGATACGGTCTGCGGCCTTGTTGATCGCTTTTTCTAGCATGTCCGCATTGTCGAAGCTGGCCATGTCTTCCTTCCGTCTTTCTTCGGGCGGTTTGTTCAGGTAGGTCAGGCGCTGCTGTATAGTGCTCTGTGATCTTCCTTTTAGAACTTCTCTATAGTTCTTATAAATTGCAGCACTTGATAAACCTATAGCGTTTAGTTGTTTTAGAAGGTTATCTTCCTGCTGCGTCCATTTCATACTCATGTTCTATCCTCCTAGCCTTGGCACTTGTGCTATATCTAAGCCGAACACGTCTTTCAAAATGCTTAGAATGATCAGTGCTGCTGTGATATAGATCAAGGCTATAATTAAATCTTGTTTTTTCATGTTTTAATCCTTTTTGTAGTATTCAGATATAAATCCATCTCCTACTAGAACCAAATCCGGCGCCCAGCTGATCGGCTTAGCCATTACGTCTAGCAGTTGTTTGAACTTTGTTTCTTTTTCTTCCGTCGGAACTTCGCAGATCACTTCATCATGAACGTGCATGACTGTCTTAGCTCCGATCTCGTCACAGCCCTTTAGCGTTTCGCATAGGCAGTCTCGAGCGATAGCCTGAACCACGTTCTCGGTTAGTTTCCCTCCCCAGGTTTTTGTCCACTCCCACTTTCGTGTTGTCTGGTTCAATCCTAAAAAAGATACCTGACCATCCTTGATTCGTGGAGTGACATAGCCTAAAATGCGCCCGTTTGGTAGTTGAATATAAACGTTTCCATTACTTTTGAAAACCTTCATATTTCGGTCCATGGTTGTGACTTTTCCATCTGTGATTGCATCCTCGAAGGCTCTGCCTAGTAAGTACCAGAAGTCCTTGATACGTGGCGAGGCTTGTCTCCATTTCGTCACAATCTCTTGCTGCTGTTCTGGGCTTAGCCCCATCTTACTAGCTCCAAAGGCCTCCAGTGCTGCCGTTCCACCTCCGTATCCGAGGGCAAGTTCGGCAATCTTTCCCTTTTGTCTTAGATGTCCGTTGATTCCGTGCTTTTCTACAGGCACCCCGAACATCTGGCTAGCTGATGCACAGTATATGTCTCCGCCGTTTTTGAATACTTCCTGGCGCCATGTTGTTCTCGTAAGCCAGGCAATCACGCGAGCCTCTATGGCTGAGTAGTCTGCTACTATAAAGGATTTTCCCTCTGGTGGTGTGATTACTGTTCTTAGAATCGTAGCGAATACATCATTCATGCTTGGATATATCAGTTCTAAAAGTTCGAAGTCGCCTTCCTTCACGAGTGTTCTTGGCTCGTCTACTTCATCAAAGCTTGGCCGTGGAAAGTTCTGCGGTTGGATCAAGCGTCCGGCCCATCTTCCGGTTCTTCCTCCGAAGAATTGGAAGGTTCCCCTGATGCGGTCATCTTCTCCGCACGCTCTCTGGAAGGCGTCATACTTCTTGACGCTTGTTTTTCCTAGCTCCTGGCGTATCTCTAGGGCTCTTCTTGTTTCTGGCTTCAGTGTGCCTTTTAGAAGGTCTTTCACGGCTTCCTTGTTCAAACTTTCGACGTCATGCCCTTCCTGGTCAAGGATCCACTTCTTTAGCTGTGCTACGCTTTGCGGATTTTCTAGGCCTGTGATATATCGGGCCTCATCCATGAGTGCCATTCCATGATCTAGACTGTAGGACTGAACGTTTTTTATGATCTGCGTATCGACATGTATTCCTCTATCGTTTATCCTCTGGTCTCTGTGCCAGTTTTCCCATTCCTGATCAGATACAGGTATCAAGCTGTTTAGCTTGTTATAAATGGCTTGTTCGGACTCCACGTCTCTTCGGTTGTATTCTATGAAAAGATTCCATTTCTCCGGGTTGTGTTCCGGTAGATTCTTCCATCTTCCGCCATTGGCTTTTGTTGGTTTGCAAGGCTTACAGAAATACTGGATCAATCTTTTACCGGTAGCCAACTTTACTTTGTCCTCTGCAATCCCTAGTGCCGGTCCTAGTTGGCCTAAGCTTGAAGGGTAGCCATTCTCTGCGGACATGATCATGGTATCATGCCATTGTTCTGGTGGTAGGAATCCATCCTCTGTTAACTTCTTTTTTACTGCTTCTCCTAGAATATCTTGCTTTGCGTAATCCTTGACGTATCTGGTTAGGCATACTCGTTCGAAGTTTGCGTTGTGTGCCACCTTCGTGATATTTTCATCGGCCAGTGCTGATACTAAAGAAAAAGGCAGATCTTCTTCCATTAAATCTAAAACTTCTACTGGATCATCGCCCCAGGCGTATCCGAATAGAAGTATTTTGAAATCTAAACTCTCTGCGTATTTATAAGCCCCGCAGGCTGCAAGGTCGACGCTGGAGTAGGTCTCCAGGTCGATATGCAGTATGGGCTTACAATAAGGCACTTAGGTCGTCGCTTCCGGTTTCCTCGTCAAACTCAGAAGCGTCTGCCCAGTCTGTAGTTACACTTGAGTGTCCGCCTAATGGTTCTCCGTCTTTTACTTTTAGGACGCTGTTAAGTCCTGCAGCGATTCCAGTTCCGACTGTGTTGAATGGGTACAGATTGAAATTGATAGCTCCATAGCATCCAGAGTATACGTTTTCTTCAATCTCCTCCTTAGATGAGTAAGCGTATGTCACTCCGTTCTTTCGGTAACCTACAGATACCGGTCTATTGCTTTTAGCAGATAGCATGTATTTGTTTTTGAATTCTGGCGCGCTGAATTTCTCGTCTGCGTCGCAGTCAGTGATTATACCTCTTGAACCGACTCCTGGCGCTTTTTTTAGCGGTGTTACTTTTCCCTTGAAGGATTGGCCGAACTTCTCAATTCCTTCTTGTACAGCCTCTTCGTAGGCTTTCTGGATACGTGCTAACGTCTCCCTGTCTTCCTTGTCGATTAGAATATTAAGGCTGTACTTCTTGTCCTGGCCTTCTACCACTGCGCGTGGCTCTGCTAAATGGCAATAGCAGAATCTTACTAATTTTGTTTTTACTTGTGACATCTTTCTGTTCCTCCTAATTGAACTCTTTTTCTCATTAAATTTTTTAACTGTCTTTTTAGATCGTTTCTGTGTGGTCCTGGTTTACTGTTTCGAATCTCGGCTCGGATGCGGACCATCTTTTCATCCAAATCTTTAATCGATTCCGTCCTTGAAGTCATTTGTTACACTTCCGATCTCTGGGCGCTTGTCGCTTACTGGCACCAGTGTTGGTTTTCCTTGTGGCTTCTCGATATATTCACCAACAAGTTCTGCAAACTCTTTCTTGCCGACAATCTTCTCTAGAGCCGTGATAGTCTGAAGCTTTGGCTTTGTCATGATCTGGTCGAAGTCGAATCCTGCGTTTTGAAGTGCTTCAGATGCCTTAGACTCGTCTGTAATCTTTCTTCGGCTTGTTCCTTCTACAACTTTATATCCTTCGTAGTGTGTTCCTCTTAATGCCTGATCCAGTGCGAATTCTTGCACCTCTTTGGCCCAGTCGATAAGTCCAGGTAGTTCTGGCAAAAGCTCCGCGATTTGCTGGTCAGTTAAAATCATTCCGCACATGCGCTGATATCTTTCATTGATTGCTTTCATCTTTGCAGCGTGTGCTGCGCATTGCGCTTTTGCTTTACAGAACTTGCACCATTCTCCGGCTTGTTGTTCTCCGTCTCCATTCCAGGCTTCTATAGCTGCAGGCTTGACCGTGTTCTCCATCCAGTCTGCCAGTTCTTCGGTAGTAAGTTCCCATGTGCTGATGTGATCACGTCTAGGCTGTACAATATGAAGCTGAACTTTTTCAAAATCATATAAGCAATCGTAAAGCGCCATAACTCCTGCGGCGTAAATGGTAAGCTGCGGATTGTGTGGAGCGTTTACCTTGACGCCTTCTCCGTATTTAAAATCGATAACATGGAGCGTGTGATTGCTTACGATTACAGCGTCGCTTGTTCCAAATCCTTCCGGAATCCATGGAGTCAAATCAACTTGTACCTCGATAAAAAGATCCGCGATATCGCTTTTCTTTTTCTCTTTGTTGTATACCTCTAGAACATAGTCTTTATAGAAGTTTGTAGCCTCGTCCATTTCTCCGTTAGCTGCTTTTACTTTTCTTCGTGGATGTCCCTCAATCCAGTTACGAAGTTTCTGTTCTGCTACGCTGTGGGCCTCTGTTCCCTCTGCTGCGTAAACGCTTGGCTTTTCTTCGAATAGTTCCTCTAATCTTGCGGAAGGGTGGCAGTGAATCCATTTGTTGGATCCACTGGCTGATAAAATCGCGTGTTGACTAGGCATGTAGTGCCTCCCAAGCTTCCTGATATTTCTCTTTAGGAATGTCGCAGATTTTGCTTGCACCCATCTGAGTTAGGAATACTTTTAGTACGGATACACCTTTTTCTTTGGCAAATGCGACGCCGGCTTTCTGTAATTCTTCTAACGTGATTTCTCTTACTTTTACAGGCTTAGGTTCTGACTTTGCAGGTTCCGGAGCCGGTTCTTCCATTGGCACCCAGTCCTTAGCTCTTGGAATTGTAGGCTCCTCCTGCTTTGGTGCCTTTTGTTTTGGTGCATCTTCTTCCCATGGGAATGTTTCAGGCTCAGGTAATTTTTCCTCTAGCCCTGCGCGCTTTAGGTCTAGCTCCTTGGCTAGCTCCAACACTTTTTTAGCGTCGTCGATTTCGCTTGTTGCGAATTGCAATGTTAATTGGTAATACATTTTCTAGTCCTCCGTTTCTTCCATTTCTGCGCCTTCTAGGCTTTCGCTTAGGTTCACAACCTGCTGTACAAAATCTCTAAGCATAGCATTTGCAGCGTGTTTCGAAATTGATCTATATTCCTCTGGATTGACATCCAACGTCTCAAGAAAGGCTTTCATTTCTGATTTGTGTCCCTGAATATTTGCTTCCATTTGCATGTGGTCTTCACTGTCTGGTGTCAGTACAATTTCTACTGAGAAAAGCGTCAACGCTTCCTTTGCTGGTTTTTCTTTTTCTTTTTTAATTTTGATCATGTTTAGTCCTCCTCTGTTATTTCACAATCTGCTAGGATATCTTTACTTGTTGCGTCTCTATCAACGCCTTTGAAGTATCCTTTTTCTTTCATCCTGCATAAAACAGGTATATATTTGAACATGTATTTGCTTGGACAGCTTTGTAATAAATCCCTTTCAAATTTAGTTAGTTTGTAAGTTGGTTTTATATACTGCTGCTTTAGCCAATCCATTACCTTTTCATGACATCCTCTTGATCGATCTTTGCTAAGTTCGCAGTCAAGGCATTTAGTACGATCACATCGTTCCGGTCTTCCTTTGACTACCGCTAAATTCCACAGGCCTTTTTCTAGAATTTCTTGTTGGAAATGATCTAGATTAGTTTCCTGATTCTGTTCTTTATACTGCTTCAATTCCTCTAACCATTCTGCGATTTGCCTATAATCTTTTCTACCTCGAGCATCTGCGCTTTCATCTTCAGATACCTTTTTTGCGATGGCAATCGCTTCATCTAGTGTCATTCTTTCTTTTTCCTCCTTGTATTTTTGAACACGTGCTGTATAATATAAGCGTGTTCTATTGCTAGAGCCTTATTCGTTTTCGAACGAGGTCTTCTAGCCTTTTTTTATAGAACGCTCGTAGGATTCTACGATATTCTTTTGTGTGAGGCCTAGATACTGAACAGCCCGTTTTGTCAGGATAACGTTGCTGTCTATATTTTCTAGACCTTCTTTTTTTATGTCTTCCATGATCTTCTGGAAGATCTTGCTTCCCTTTTTCCTTCCGCAACCTAGAAACTTTGATAGCTCGGATATGTTCATGTACCCCTTTTCCATCATCTCGTATCTGTAGGCTGCTAGGTTTTCTACTTGCAAAACTCACCACCTCCTTTAATAAAGCATTTGATAGATCATGATCCAAACCGCTACGATAAGCGATAGGATCAGGATTAGGATCGCAACGTTTAGCACTGTTACAAGTCCAGATCTGAATTTCTGCTTTCTGATTCTTTTTTGTTCTGCATAGAATGCTTCCAGTCTTAGTCTTTCTCCGTGAAGGTTGATACCCTCCGCAAAGTCTGGAAGCTCTGCGCCTGTTGTCTTGTGTTCCATTTCTCTTTCTTCCTTTCGTGTTACAATCTCCTATGAAAGGAGGTTAATCATTTGAAGTTAAATCATGATTTAGTTCGATTGCTTCTACTTGAGATAGAAGATAAAACCGGACCGTATGATTCTTTAGAAGTCCCTGAAATTTCCATAGCTGGATATACTGAAGACGAGGTCTTTTATACTGCTGAGCGTCTTTTAGAGGCGGGCTATATCAAGGCCCAACTTGAACCTACACAGATAAGTCACAGCCGATGTATCCAGTCTTTGACTTGGGAAGGCCATAAATATTTGGATATCGTCCGAGATAAAGATGTATGGAAACAAACGCGTACAGTTATTAAAAAGTTTTCGTCTGTATCTTTCAGCCTTGCTTGCAGAATTGCTGAGCAGATTCTTCTAGATAAAATCAGAGGCACGTATTAAGGTTCCTATTTTTGGGAATCCTTTTTTTCTTTTAGTCCTTTGATAGTTCCTCTAACGGCTCCTATCGCAAGACCGAAAATGATAGGTACTAGGATCATTATTCCCAGGATACTTAGCAATCCAAAAAATATTTTTTCCAACATCTACTTCACCTCCTCCTGTTTTTCTGGTTCCTTGGCTGCTGGTGCTGCTGGCTCTCTTATGTTCTGATCCGCTTCAGATATTTCTAAACCAGTAATCAGTCCATTTATGAATTGCCTTTTGCTGGAATCCAATTTTACTAGTTTTTTAGTAATGTCCTTTAAATCATTTGAATTGTACATGTTTCTCCTTTCTAGTTCAGTTTTTGAACTCTTGACTATGTTATAGTTCATATTTTGACCTTTGTCAATAAAAATGTAAAGATTCTTTACTTTTTTAAATGTTAGTGTTAATCTGTAAATGTAAAAAAGGAGGGTAGTTATGATAAAAGGTATAGATGAACGTATTCGAGCAATCAGAAAAGATAAGGGCTTAACTATGCAAGCTTTCGGTGAAAGTATTGGAATGTCAAAGGCCTCTATTAGTGGCATAGAAAGTGGAAAAAATGGGCCTTCTGAACAAACTATCAGACTGATATGCTCCGTCTATAAAGTCGATTACTTCTGGTTAAAGGAAGGAAAAGGTAGTATGTATTTAGATGATACGGATAACCTGGTAGATGAAATTGCCATTGAACAGAATCTTGATCCTGATACAACCAGAACTCTTAAGCGTTTGTTGAGGTTGTCTCCTGATTCGCAAAAGATAGTACTAAAAGCAATCGATACGCTGTTAAATGAAAAAGACGAGTAATCCTGTTGAGGTTGGTTACTCGTCTTTTATAAAAGAAAAACGCAGAACCTGTTTCCAAGTCCTGCATTCTTCCGTGTGTGTTCTATTGCTGTGTTCCGTGTCTGATCCAGATTCTTTGTAGGATTTTATAGGCCTGTTCAAGACCCTTTTGGTCCATGGTCTGGAGCATGAATTCGATTTTCTTTTTGAGTTCCTCTATCCCATCTGCTTTCCCTTCTTTCTTAAAAGCTCTTTTCCTAATTGCCTACAGTTTACAGCTATGAGCATATTTTGTCAAACTTTTACGGTTATTATTTTGTATTTTTTATTATTTACTTTTTAAACCTAAAAGATTAATATAAAACCTAGGAGGTGTAATTAACTATGAATAAATTGAATGAAGTCTTATCTTCCAAGCTCCCTGAGCTGATGAAAGAGTCTGGTGTCAGTCGTAGAGATTTGGCCGAGTATTGTGGTGTTTCCTACAATACAGTACGGTGTTGGGAGGTTGGAACTAAAGCGCCAAGGCCAGATATGGTTGTAAAAATTGCAGAGCGCTTCAACCTGAAACCTTTTGATCTGATGAGCGAGGCTTTTGGAGATTCTGCAGTAAAGCCTGTCCGCTTTCTGTCCCTGGTCGACGAGGACGGGTCTGTATCTAAGTCGAATAGCTCGTCAGTCTTCACTTCTACGGCTACAGATGTTACAGCGGATTATATTTATGTTATGCCCGATGAAACTATGTATAAGGCGGATATTATCAAGGGCGACGTCTGCCTGATCCGCGCCACAGGTGCTATTCGTGCTGGTGTGCCTATGCTAGTAAAATATCAAGGTAAAGCTATGCTGCGCTTTATTATTACGCATAACGAAACGAACCAGATTGCTTTACGTACTGCCAGTCCGTATGCGATTGGGACTCTCTTCTCGACAGCCGACTTTCATGATCAGGTTCAAGTGTTGGGTGTTTTAGTCGCTTTTCGTAGGAATTATAAAAGAAGGTAATCTCCTATGGCTCAGCAAAAGGACACAAAAAGGGGAACCTGGATGTTCTATGGTTCCTGTAAGGATATTACCGGAAAGGCTCAGCGATATTGTCGTCGAGGTTTCAAAACAAAAAAGGAAGCAAAAGAAGCCGAGTTTGCCTTCCGTCTGGAAATGACTACCTCTCGGCCTTCTATCACTTTGAATGAAATGTTTCAGTTATACTGCAAAAACGCAGAGAATATGTCCGTAAAAGGATCCACTCTCTATACGCATGAACATACTTATAAAAATCACATCCAGGATGATTTAGGAAGCCTGAAGCTTACGGCGCTTACAACTCCCGTTCTTGATCAGTGGAGAAACCGTCTGCTTCAAAAGAAAAAACCAAACGGTCAGCTTTATGCTGCCCCCACTTTAAATGGCATTTTAGATACTCTGTCCGTTATTCTTTCCTATTCAGTAAGACTTGGATATCTTGAAGTCAACCCGTGCAGGTCTTTGCCTATCGTGAAAGACAAGCGGAATCTAAAAGACCAGAGTCTGTTATTCTGGGAGCAGGAAACCTTTACTTATTTTATATCGTGCGTAGATGACCAGTACTGGCGTGATGTCTTTATGTTTATGTTTGGCACTGGTGTCCGTAAATCTGAAATGTTCGCCCTCCAATGGTCGGATGTCGATCTAGGCAGAGGCCGGGTGCATATTTCTAAAACATTAACGATAAAAACAGAATCGGCTCCGTGGGAGATTACCCCACCTAAATCTAAAAACTCAAACAGATATATTGATCTACAGGATACCCTTCTAGATTGCTTAAGGCGTCGCTATAGCGAGCAACAAAAGAAGGACGGGTTCTCGTCCTCCTGGTTTGTGTTTGGCCATATAAAGCCACTTCTGGCGCCCAGACTGGCTGTTGCTTTGAAGAGATATATCCAGGTTGCTGGTGTTCCACCTATCTCTCCTCACGGCTTTAGGCACTCTCACGCGACTCTGTTGATTCGTGCCGGTGTAGATGATCAGCTGATTGCAGAAAGGTTAGGGCACTCTGTTAGTGAATTAAGAAAAACTTACGCCCATATATATTCCGAATCTAGGCGTGAAATGCTGGATAAACTAAACAAAATTTTATAA